CCAAAGCCCAACCTCAGACTGAGCAAAGCGGTACTCTCCACAAGGAATCTCATTGGTCATCAGCTTGACCACATCAGCATTGTTGGCAGTGTTCTGACTGAACAGCCCAACATCAATATCTTCAATTGTCTTGTCTCTACCATCCTTGGTATATGCCTTATACAGCACACGACTGTTGAACAAAGGATTGACCTTGAACACTGCAACGACCGAAGCGCCTGTTTTTTTAAGCAGCATTGAACTTGCGTCATCAGCCCTTGATGTATTTATCTCGGGTAATTTCTTAGATTCCTTGTAGGCATCAAACATGAACTCTTGGTTTTGCCACAGGAAGTAACCAGAGAAAGCCAGCACACCCATCAAAACGATAGCAAACAGCTTGAATGGTGAGTCCACATAAGTCAGCACCTTATCAATTACGGTTACTGGTTTGTCACTCATCTTAGGTGCTTCATGTACATGATGAGGCCACCTATCATCAGCGCAGCCAAGACCAAGGATGCCATACCAATAGCAATGTACTCAGCAATCTGTTCAAGCCTTTCCCTGCGCCTAATGGCCTCGCGTACAGCAGCTTCTTTGGCCTCCCTGCGCCTTCTGGCGGCGGTGGCTTGGAACTTGAGCCAATCCCCCCACATTCCCGGTCTGCCAGCGTAAACCATGCGCTCACGAAGTTCCTCTTCTTGCTGCCGAAGTTGCTCCAGCGCCATGAATTCTTCAAGGTCAGAGCCGCCACCCTTTTTGGTAGCTCTTTCTTGGATTGCTGCTTTGTTGTCAAAATAGTCAAACACCCGAGAGCCAAGCGCAGACAAATCTTTGCCATTTGCTAAGGCTTGCTTGATGACATTAAATGCGGCATTTGCCGCCATCAATTCAGCCAACATAAAAAGCCCAGATTAAAACTTTGACGCAGTAGACAATGAACCCAACCATAAGGGCCGCTGCAATGAAGCTAACAGCCCAATCTTTCATTGAACACCGTACTGAGGCAACATACCAATTCCGTAGTTAGCTAATGGATCGGTGGTAATCCTATTTAGCAAGCCTGGGACTCTAGGAGTTGTGTTTGGCAACATCCTGTTTTGGAAGGGTGTGCTTGTAATTGCCGACCTAGCCAAAGGACGACCAGCAACAGTTGCCAACAAAGCAGGATTACTTGCACTAGCAGCAGCAATACCAGCAGCACCAACATCAAGTGGGCTAATACCGGGAACACTACCAATCCTTGCAACATTCTGAAAGGCACTTGGAAAGGCAGCAGCAGCATTAGACAATGCTTGCAACTCAGAAGGAACAATCTTTCCAGCAGCAGCACGTTGACCCAATTTAGAACCAGACACATCACCAGTAGCGGCATTCAATGATTTCTCAATGGTGTAGCTCTTTGCAATGTCTTGACGAGCTTGCTTAAAGTTACTCATCACATCAGGTTGATTGAACTTTGTCAGGTTGCGTTCAGCAAGGTCTTCCAATTGACGAGCAGCAAACTTCTGTGCCTGACCAAGACTCTTGTTTGCAGGGTCCATTGAAATAGCATTGGACTCTCCGTCAAACTTTAAACGCTTCATTTGCTCAACAAGGCCATCACCATCAAACCTGAGTTGCTTCAAGCCATTAAGCACATTAAGCTCTCTTGCAACATCAGTTGTTGAAGCAAGTTTTTGAAGGTCTTTTACTCGCGTATCAATGTTGTTGATGAATGTCTTGTCAGTGTAATAAGCAGGGTTAGACCTCAAAGCATCGTAAGCCTGACCCTTGACATTACGATAGTCCTGCAAAACTTGAGGAGTGATCGGTGTATCAGCAGCAAGTCCCAAAGACTTACGAGCCTGAGTATTGATGACTTCCTGATTCTTGATGGAAGCAACCTGACTTGTCTGTTGTTTGCCAGAAAAACCTTCAAGCAAACGATTCAGCATCGTTGGATTAACTTGAGTGGGTGGAAGTGTTGCTCCTTGTTGGATGGCCTGTTGAGCAACTTGCTGTGATTGTGTCAACTGTGCTGGTTGACGAGGTGTAGTGATAGCACCAACACCAGCAACAGGAGCAGCCATCAAAGCACCAGCAGCCATCTCATTGCCCAACTGAGCAGGATTGATTGTTCCAGTGTTTGCCAACTGAGCAGCACCAGAAGTGATGCCGCCAGAAAGAGCAGCAGTTCCTACATTTTGAGCAGCAGCAACGGTACGAGGAGCAGCCTGAGCAACAGCCCTAGGAGTAGCAGCGGCCAATGACTTCTGAATGCCGCCAGGAAGGGCTAGGTTGAGTGGATCAAGCAAACCTGTAGCCATGCCGCCAACAAGCAGCCCAGGGCGTTCTGTGGCCGTTTTAGCAACGCCACTAAGAATGTCGCTGATTGACTGTGTAGGAGCAGCAGGAGCAGGTTGCTTGGTGCGGTCAATGCCCAAATATTCATCAGAAAAGCCAAGCCGACTCAAGCCACTTTGAATCCCACTAGCAATAAGGTTGCCAGTGCCTCTAGCCAGTTGGCCAGTTGTAGTTTGACCACGCAACACATCCATAGGGTTAAAGCTTGACCGAACGTCTTGCAAGAACTGGCTAGGTGGTTGATTGGCTTGCGCTCTTACAGCGTCAACAATGTTGGTTACGTTAGGTGCTTGACGAGCAGTAGATGCTGGCGCTGGTGCAGCAGCAGTGAACGGAACAAAGTCATCATCTTCTGGTTGAGCAGATGGTTGCCCCATACCTTGCGGGAAAGAGACATCAATTGCCACATCTCTTGGCTGGCGTGATTGTGTTTGAGAAGCTTGTTCAAATGGAACAAAATCATCGTCTGTGGTTTTAGACATAAAGTTTTGAACCTTCTTCACATAGTTTTGGGTTTCTTTAAATGGTGGAACACCACCATACCTCTCCACATTACCTGGACCAGCGTTGTAAGCAGCAAGGACCAACTCAGGAGAGGAAAATCGTTGGCTAAGTTGACCAAGATACTTAACCCCACCACGGATGTTGTCAGCCCAATCCATGCGGTTAACGCCAAGATCTTTGGCAGTACCCGCCATTAATTGCATTGGACCAAACGCAGTTTCTCCTGATCGTGTTTTAGGACCACGAGCATCAAACCTGCCACCAGACTCAGCTTCAATAACGCCTTGCACCAAAGACAGAGGAACACCTTGTCGCTCTGCCTCTTGAGCAGCGAATGCAAAGATTTCGTCTTTAGTTGCCATTATTGACCTACTACGAAAATAGAACCATCAGGACGTTTGATTTGGAATTGACCGGATCGTTTGCCTGTACCAAATTGGAAACCTGCTGGCAATACTGGTGCGTTTTTACGACCACCTTGATCCCATGCATTAACCTGTTCTGTCAAGAATTGGTTAAATTTTGGATGAGTAAAGATTGGCCTGTTATCTGGAGAGTTGCCCCATGCTGTAGAAATCTGTGCAGGATTACCTGTGTAATTTTCAACAAACTGATTGCGCGCAATGTCTTTGTCAGCCAAAGCAATTTCTTGTACGGCAAGCAAACGTGTTGCAGCAGCAGGGTCTGTCAAAGTGGCATAGCCCCTAGCGATAACTTGAGCGTCCAAGTTACTGGCTGCGCCTTTTTGCTGTGCAGTCTTTTCTAGTTGAGCAGCGGCAATTTGTTGGTTCATGCGAGTTACATCAACAACATCTTGCTCAAACAATTTGCCAATGCCTGGAATTGCATTCAGGTAACCATAGGCTCCAGCTTGCAAGCCAGTAAGCTTGTTGTTTTGGATTCGGGTTGACAAGTTGTACAAGTCTTCAGCGGCAAGCTTACGGCCACCAGCAGATTGAGCTCCAGCCAAACTGGTGTTTGAGAATGTTTTAAAACGCTCATCAGCGGCAGCATTCAGTGTTGCTTGTCCTGGAGATACCTGAGCAACTGCGCCAGTAGTACGACCAGCAGCACCACCAGTAGGAGTAGCTCCAGCAGGTTGATTAAGCAAGTTAGAACGAGGAACAAACTGTACAGAACCGTCAGGAGCAACAACTCGCTCAACCTGTCCTGCTGCTTGACCAACAGCCTTAGCGCCTTCAATATCTTGAATTGATTGAATAGCACCACTTGCAGTGCGAATGCCAGTTGGGTTGCCTGTTCTGTCAAACACATACTCTTGGTTTGTGCCAAGTGGTGGCAATGTGTTTCTTGCAGTAGCACCAGCAAAGCCTGGAGCGTTGGTTACATTAAAAGTTGCCTGTCCACCTTGAACAGATGGCGTAACAACAGTGCCAGATCTCGCGTCAAAAGTAGGAATACCACCAACAATTTGCTGATTGGGATTCAGCAGCAAGTTGCCTTGCACCCTTGGCTGCATAGCAGTAATAGTCTCTCGGATTGGACCTTGTACAGATGGAGGCAGTCGCAACACATCTTGCAAAGCATTCTGGATGTTGAATGGCAAGCCCTGTGAACGAGCAGTAGCCAACTCATTCTGACGAGCTTCAACATCAGGAGTTACTGGTCCTGTGAACTGTGGGCTAGACTCGTTGAACTGTGTTGGCAAATAACGTGATTGAAAGTCAGAAACCGCCTGACGATCAGAAGCTTTCTGTCGTGCCTCAGTGATACCTCTTTGAGCAGTTGTGTATTGCTCAGGAACACTCAGAGCAGAACGCAAGCCAGTAGAAGCGTCATTGCTTAACAGTGAACCAAGCAAGAACTGAGTGGTAGCTTGCTTTTGAAGATCGGCTCTTTCCTGTTCACTAAGACCAGTAAGAGCAGCGTTTGACAATAAGCCAAAATTGAACATAAAAACTCCTTACAAGCCGAGAACACCAAGCAGACCTTGGCGTGAAGTAGATTGCTGTTGCATACCAGACCCACCACCAACATTGAGGCCCAATGCTTGGTTGATGATCTGCTGTTGTTCCAGTGGCAGATTGCGGATTGCGTCCAACTGAGCTTGTGAGAAGCCTTGTTGTGCAGCACCTTGTTGTGCAAGAGCATTAGCACCTGCAAGACCCATTTGCTGACCTTGCCCAGCAATGCCAGCAAGTTGACCAGAAGCACCCAAACGCTGTTGGTTAGCAGCCAAGCCAGCTTGTTGGTTAGCAAGGTTTGCTTGCAAAAAGTTTGAAGCATTGGAAAGTCCAGCTTGTTGCGTCAAACCTGCTTGTTGAGATGCACGAGCGTTGATGGCAGCTTGGTTTGCAAGACCAGCTTGGTTAAACGCAGAAGCGCCGAACTGACCAGCTTGATTCAAAGCTTGTTGATTTGCAAGCGTCATTGCTTGCTGATTACCAGCATTAAATTGACCCATTTGGTTCATGGCAGCAGCATTTTGCAAAGCAGCTTGGTTTGCAGCAGCACTACCAAATTGACCTGCTTGGTTCAATGCTCCAGCATTAGCTAGACCAGCTTGTTGCAAGTTGGCAGCGTTAAATTGCTGACCTTGGTTCAGGGCTGCTTGGTTTGCCAGTGATGCAGCATTTTGAGCACTAGCACCAAACTGACCAGCTTGGTTAAATGCTTGCTGGTTAGACAACCCGGCTTGTTGCAAATTACCCGCATTAAACTGAGCCAGTGCGTTTTGTGCAGCAGCATTCTGTGCAGCAATAGTGTTTTGAGCGCCAGCACCGAATTGAGCAGCTTGGTTTTGAGCCGCCTGTGTTGACAAACCAGCTTGTTGCAACTGTTGAGCATTAAACTGAGAAAGAGCATTAGCCTGGGCTTGGTTGCCAAGACCCGCTTGTTGAAGATTTCCCAGATTAATCTGAGCCATTTGATTGGCAGCAGCTTGGTTTGCAAGGTTAGCTTGATTGCCAGCTTGCGCTCCAAATTGTGCGGCTTGGTTAGCAGCAGACTGTGATGCAAGCCCTGCTTGTTGAAGATTGCCAGTGTTGAACTGAGCCATTTGATTGGCAGCAGCTTGATTAGCCAATGCAGCCTGTTGAGCATTTTGAGTATTCAACTGACCAACATTCAAGTCAATACCTTGATTTGCAAGAGCAGCCCTTAAAGCAGCATCTTGGTTAGCTTGTGAAGCTTGCAGAGATGCAGCCTGATTAAGTTGTTGTGCTTGCAAACCAGTAGATTGATTAGCAAGTGAAGCACGTAAATTGGCATCTTGATTAGCCAAAGTTGCTTGCTGCTGAAGTTGGGCATTAGTTAAGCCAAATTGCGTATCAACACCCTGGTTAGCCAAAGCTGCACGGAGGTTTGCGTCTTGGTTAGCAAGGCCGAACTGACCAGCCAACTGCAAAGACTGCTGAGTAGTGGCAGCATCTTGAGCTTGGTTAAGCTGTTGAGCTTGCATTGCACGAGAAAGATCAGATTCGGAAGCTTGTTGAGCAGCTTGGAAGGCGGCAGCATTTTGTTGTGCAATCAAACGAGCAGCATTCTCACCAAAAGCACGGTTAGTCTCGGCTTCAGCAACACCCTGACGAGATCCACCAAAAGCACCAGCAGCAGTAGCCTGTGCAGATGTCTGTTGTTGCTGCAACTGTCGTGAACGCTCCAAGTCTTTAAGACTCTGCTCAGTAACAGCTTGAGTGTAAGGATTCATGTACTGCTGAATGTTCTGATTTAAGAACGAACCAGCTTGAATATCACGCACATTACTACGGGCTTGAGGAGCAATCTGACCCAAAGCCTCAGAAGCAACTTGAGAGCCTGAAACGCCTGTAGCGGATACATCTCTCGCTCCACCACGAGCAGCTTGAGCAGCAGCAGCTTGTTGCGCCCCGATAGTAGAAGCTCCAATTCTTTCTGCACCAATTTGTTGGGCACTAGTGTCACGCACATTGCCACGACCTAAGCCAGCAGCTTGCGCTTGTTGAGCAGGGCCAGCAGAAACGCCGCCAAATCTTTCAGCTTGAAAACCAGAACTTGTGGCCCTTTCAGCTGGCCCTCCTGTTACACCAGAGAATCTCTCAACTGGTCCAGCAGTTTGCCCCCCAAAACCTTGGGCGCTATATCCTGTGGCTTGTGCTTGTGTGGCAGGTGCGGCTTGCGCTCCACCAAACTGTGAAGCTGCATAACCAGTACCTGACGCCAAGTTGGTTGGGCCTGTTTGCGCTCCACCAAACTGAGAGGCGGTGTAACCTTGAGAGGCAGCAGTAGCAGCAGGACCAGCAGATGAGAACTGACCAGTAGCAGCGTTGTAACCTCGTTGAGAAGCCAAAGCAGCAGGATCAACATAAGCAGCATTAAAATTTTGTGCTGTTACGTTTTGTGGTCGGTACAAACCTGCACTTGTTGCCAAATTGGCAGAAGTGTTAAGTTGACGCATCTGCTGACTGTTAGGATCGGCAAATTGACGGGTGATGTCAAAAGATCGCTGTTGATCTGGTGTGAAACCAGCAAACTGTCGTTCTTGCAATCCACCAGCGACATCTGTTGCTCGAGTTACGTTTCCAAGAAACGCATCACGCATTGCAGGATCAAGCTGCTGCGTACTTTGGCTGCTACCACCAGACATAATTACACCTCCGTTGAAAGCCAATAATGTGTTGGCTTCATGTTGAATTTAGCGACAAATGTTCTTGACCAGCCCTTACGCCCTGTTAAGGTGATCTTGCGGCATCCCATGTCTTCAGCGAACTTCTGAATATGGGGGGTTAGCGTTTCTAGTTCCTCTAGATTGCCACCAGCCAAAAAAATGTGCAACACCTTCATCCTTGGAAAGTTTTGCACTTGCGTCACTACAGCACTGTTATTAGTAGGCCATAGCTGCATTGAACCGTCTAAGATGCAGTCTGCTACATCTTGAATGTTATAGGTGTTATCGTATTCTAAGGCAGGTTCAAGTATTTTCTGTACTTTTTGGAAAAGCAAAGCCCATAGTGGTAACTCACCATTGACCTTGTATTTTTCATAATTCATCAGCGCATACTTCCTGGCTTGCCATCAAATCGAATAACACCAACTCGCCAATCAGATAGATCAGCACCTTCAATCTTTACAGCCACTTGTCGCCCAGTAACCCGCACAGATGTTGGCGAACTCATTGAGTATGGTCCGTGGTTATATTCAACAGAATTGGGGTAAAACTTAGTGCTTAGACGAGCTTGGACATTACCAACAGTCTTTTCATCAGGAATAAGCCCTGTCAGACTCATTACCCTGTCACCAGCACCTAACTCAACTGGACCTGACTCAGCAAATAGGATCTGTGAGTCGTAGTTAAACCCAACCTCATGCTCATACAGATAACCGTCTGTAGACATCATTATGGGGTTTGAGAAGATCCCTCGGTCTGTACCTGAAGTACGGGCTAATGTACCAATAGCCCAATGACCTTCACGATAGTTGTATAAAACGTAAGAGTCCACCTCGTTAGAAGCAGCACTTGGGTAGAACCACCAGATCTCACCGTAAGATGAGTTATGGACACAATAAACTTTGGATGATTGAGTAGGGTTCATGTTTGTGAACACATAATCACTAACATCAGAAGGAAGTGGCTTTACAAAACCATCGTATATCCAAAATCCTGAACCAGACATCCAGATACAGGCGTTATCAGTAGCAGCAACAGCTTGCTTTGAAATAACACCACAACCTGTACCAACACGCTCAAAACCATAAATAAATGGTGGGCCAATGTAAGTTGCAGTGTGGACATCTACGTCTGTAAACAAAATGGTAGAGCCACGAATCCGTTTGGCACACATCAAGGAGCCAATTGTGGTCAACTCAAAGTCACCAGCTTGGTTTGTGGCAGCAGGAGTCCAAAGAGTGTTGTTCTCTTGGTCGCACCATTGAACTTTGCGAGGATTACCACCAGCACCTAGAGCAAAGACAAATCGCTCTTGAGTAACAATCAGACCTGTACAACTAATTGGCGCATTGGTAATAGGAGCAGCATCAGAAGCTGTGTTTAACTGCCACTCAAGCAGTCGACCATCCTTTGTCGAGCAAGCAACCAGATACTCACCAAATGTATCCATACTCCAAGTCGTTGCAGGAGTGTACTGACCAAGATCAGGACGAGCTACACCGTAAGCAGAGCTTCCGTAAGTGCCATATCCGTAACCAATCTTGAGAACAGCATCAGCATCACCAGCAACTAATGTGTTTGGAGAAATGTCAAAAACAGTACCACCTTCATTCATGATGTACAAATGAGTGTGTGTACCAATTGCGATACGTCTGTTATTCGTGTTATCACGCCAGTTAATCAGGCCACGAGACAATCCACTCATCTGAGTCGCAGAACGCTTTCTCCATCCACCAACAGGACGCAGAGTACCCTCGTACCATCTAACCAGATTGGCATCGTTCCAGCGCCCTTTAGATTGGTACTCAGTACCATTCTTGTAGACACCTGGAGGTATTTGAAGTGGAATGTAGGCCATGATGTTTTACAGGTTAGGTAGGTTAGATACAAACGTCATGGTAACAATTACAGATGGAACGACAGGCCTTGTTGGACTTGTACTAGCAGCAAAATGCTCAATACTAACTCCTGTATCGGTTGTTCTCCACACTATTTCAATGTAATCACCCGTTACCAAGCTTTCCATAAAATTCAAAGCTGCAACCAAATGACTTGGATCGGCAAGAATTTTTCTTGCAGGAAGATGAAACCGACTGTTTGAATTATCAATGTTTACGCCATTCTTGCGAAACCAAATATCAAAGTCTTGACCATCATTAGTGGTGTTCTTAAATTGGATTGAAAACTGCAAGTTCCAAATGCCATCAAAAGCTACAGTAATCCTTGAGTTGCTGACAACAGAAACTCCATTAGACAAATTTGTTGTATTCAGGGTAACTGGATAAGCAGTTGTGGTGTTAGCTGCAACTTGATCTGTAGTATCTAAAAAAACACCATAAGGGTTGTTTAGGTACTTGCCACCAGTAGGCCCAATCAAAGAACCAATGACACTTAAAAGCTTAGTAAAAAACAACCTCAAGATGCCATTGTTTTGGTTCTGGGTATCTTGAGAATAGATGCCACCAGACAAGCCCAATGAGGGCAAGGCAGGAGTGTCTAATTGTTGTTTTACGTTAGCCATTAGATGCCAAACAATTTTTTAACCATCTCAGCGGCAACACCTGGACCAAGCAACACCGCAGCAATAACCGCATAAAGCAAGTACTCAATTTTTGCCATGCGCTTGGAACCGGACTCAAACGATTTTTGAATTCCCTCGTACCGCTGGGCGCAAACTGCTTCATGGGTTGTCAATCTGGCCTCCGTTGCATCAATCTGTTGACTCATATTTATCTCAAATGAAAAAGGCTAAGAAGTTGCCGCTTGCTGACGGCTCATTGGCAAAAATCCAACCCGTATTGCCTCCACCGTCTGTTGAGTTGGCCCCGGCATACCAAGTGTTGGAAGGGGATGCGGTGCTGTTGCTGATGGACAAATAATTTGAGCCAACAACGCCCACGCCAGATTTTGCCAACGTGAATGTGCCAGATGCACCAGTGCGAGATAGCGTCACCACGTTGCCAGACGATCCTTGCACCGTGAATGCGCCAACAGTTGTTGTGGAGTTGGGGAAAACGATGGTGTGAGCAACCGTTTTTGTGCTGGCAATCTCTGAGAAAGTTATTCCCGGGCCAGTAATGGTCGTTGTAGACGTAGACGTATTCCCGCCAATAGTCAACTTCCCATAAACTGCGCTTGCAGCGGCAAGGAATGCCCTTGCAGTCGTTGTGTTATTGGAAAGAATGATCTCGCCTGTACCCGTAACCACCGATGCTTGGCAGTTCCAGCAATTGCCCGTACCAGAAACCGTCCACGTCCCAGTACCAAGGCCAATCGTAGCCGAGGAGGTCGATACCACGGCTGTAGTAACAGAAAACGTGTTTGCATTAAAAGTGGCAGAAATTACAGTTATGCCATTCTCGGTGTCCGTAGTTGTAAATGCGTCAGAAAGACTGACGGTTCCTGAAGGGTTTTGGCAAGCAATTCTAAAAAACGATTTTCCAGCCGAGGTGATAGTCTGTGTGCCAATACCATTGAAAATAACAGTATTGGTTATTGACTGAGTGACACCTGTTCCACAAGTCCAATTTCCATATACCGTAGGCCCACCACCACCAGAAAGAGTCATTGCGGTGGTACGGGCCGACATATTAAGAACGCCAATATTCCAATTTGTATTAATTGATACAGTAGTGGCGGCTCCTGTATTGTCAAAAACAACCGTATCTTGCGCCAGTGGAAAATTGTTGATTGCTGGAGAACCGCCCGATGTGGTTGCCCATCCGGTAGACGACCAGTTCTGTGAGCCTGTCAGATTCCAATAAACAGTTTTCGCAGCAGCAAACGTGACGTTATTGTTGTTGCCGCAGTTGCCGAGTCGAGTACCCGAGCGAGATGAGTTCATCCCGATGTCACGGAAATCTACGTCAGTAATTGAACTCCATGTGGTAACCGTCAATGTGCGGCGAGTGCCAGTTACGTCTGATGTCAAAAATATTCGGCGAAGTACGGATGCTCCAGCCGCCACTAAAGTAGTGGCTGTTTGATTGGCGTGAAACTCATATACCGAAACAGTAGAAGAAGCGGGAGCGGCAAGTGTCAGTTGCGCAAATGTATTAACGCCATCAATTTGTCTTGCAGCAGTTGTAGTTGAAGTTGAGGTAAGAGCAACATTGTTAAATGTCAAACCTGCGCCAGCGTCAAGACGACAAAGAGGTGCTGAAAGATTTATGGTTGAGGTTCCCGCATTAAATGTCAGGCTTGATCCAGTATAATTAAAAGCAGCAGATCCTATAGACGCTGAAGACAACGTAACGGTTGACGCATTTAAAGTAATTGTTTTTACCGAAGCGCCATTTGCTACGAGCTGATTTGCCGTTACGGCGTAATTACTTGCGCTAGTAGTAAATGTTCCGCTAGTTACGGTTAAAGCGCCAGACACCGTCAGCGCACCACCCAATGTAACAGTTCCACCCGTTGCGCTTATTGTTATATTGGTGAGCGTTTTACCCGCTGTCGTTAATGTTCCAGTAGCCAGAAATGTAAAACTGGCATCTGTAATTGTCATTCCGGAAGACAAAGTAAGACTTCCATTAAGACTACTAAAAATAGCAGTAAAAGCTAGTGTTCCAGTAAAACCGGTGCAATTAATAGACCCCGCGCCGTTTGTTGTAGCTACCGTAACAGTAACCGCTCCAGATGCAGCGTCAAAAAACACATTATCAGCAGTTGTAGGTACAGACGCGCCACCCGCACCACCGGAAGTGGTTGCCCATTTGGTTCCTGCCGTAGTATTCCAAGTAGCAGTACCACCGACCCAGTAACGATCTGCCATGCTTACGCTCCTACAGGCTTGAGAACAGTCTGACCGTCAATCTGAATCTTTTCGTACTGCACACCATTGATTTCCACGTAATCAGGCGCAGGAGGAGCAGTCACAATGGCAATCCAATTGTTCACTCGCTCTTGTTTCAAGGCTTCAATAGTAGCCTCGTCAGGGACTGCGTTGTCTTCAAAATACAAGGCATCAGCAAATTTGCCATGTGCGGTTTCAACTTCAAAATCAATCTTCATGGCTTCTCCTTATGCTTGTGTCGTAACTGCGATCACATCCCAACGGGTGTTGTTGGCGTTGTAGATGCAGCCGACATAAGTTGTTTTGTTGACGACTGTGGTTGTTGGCAAGGTTACACCGATCACGGTGTATGTTGCGTTCCATGTCAATGCACGTGCAGTGCCGTTATCCAATAGACGGAATATCAACTTGTCACCATCAGTTGGGGTTCCGATAGGAGCGTTGATGGTCAGCGCCGCAGCCAGTGCTGTGTAGGCATAAATGTCACCAGCAGACACATCTGGGGTAAGTGTGGATGCAGATGCCGCTACTACGTTTCTAGGGTCAATCCGTTTGTTTGTCAGCGTCTGTGTGTCGGAATCTCCGACAACTGTGCCAGATGGGATTGCCTTTTGAGCGGCACTTCCATCAATGTTTCCACTGCCGTTGGAAAGGACAAACGAGCTTGCAGCAATGCCTGACAAGGTGTTGCTATCAGCGCTGATGGTCTTGTTGGTCAGGGCTTGACTGTCAGTAGTACCGACAACTACTCCCGCTGGAATTGCTTTTTGTGCAGCGCTGCCATCAATATTTCCACTACCGTTTGACAGAACAAAAGAGCTTGCAGCGACCCCTGACAGCGTGTTGTTGTCTGCACTGATTGTTTTGTTAGTCAACGTCTGTGTATCAGTTGTGCCAACAACAGCACCAGTTGGCGCTGTTTTTAGAGCAAAGGCAGAGAGGTCAGCATCGTAAGCTTGCACATCCGTACCAATAGCCAAGCCAAGAGCAGTACGCGCATCAGATGCTGTGGCAGCGCCAGTACCACCCTTAGATATCTTCAGTACAGGACCAGTATCAAACAAAGCATCAATGGAGTCTAGATCAGTGTTGATCTTTGTACCCCAGGTATCTGTGGATGCGCCAACTTCCGGCTTTGTTAAGCCAAGGTTCGTGGTGGTTGTATCTGCCATGCTTTACCTCTTAATTGTTTATACAGAAACTGTTGTCCAAGACTCAGAAACATCTTCAATTGCAGTCCAAGACTCGGACACATCTGCCTCTGTTTCCCATTTCTTTCTAGCATTAATCACAACACTAGAAGTGTCAGCCATTATCATTTCAAACGGACGCTTACGGTTGTATTGAATAGACAATACACTGGTTGCAACTATATTGACATTGCCAACAGCATCAATACCACCAGCAACCGTTACAACAGAATCATCAACAATGTCAACTTGAACATTGGCTATTCTTACTGCACTAACTGATATAGAGCTAGTTGAGAAAACCTCAAACTGGGCATCTTTTATCTTCTCGCCAGCTATGACAACAGTTGAAGCAGAAGATATTGCAAGCGCACCTAAATACGCTCCAAAGGAGTACGCTCCACCGCCGTAATCGCCACGCCCGTAAGCAGCCATGTTAGCTCAGTGTGATAGACAAGCTGCTAGCAGGAATGCGGAAAATGTCTCCGTCATTAATTGCCTTGGCGGTTGTCAAAGGAGCCCAGGCAAGCATATTGCCGCCAGTTGAAGCATCAAAGATTGCAGCCCAACCAATTGTTCCCCAATCACCACCAGAAGCAGCCCCAAACTCAATGGCTGCTGCGTTGGTAAATGTTGTTGCTGTGCCGCTGCCAGAAATTGTTCCTGCGGATTCACGGGCATATCCATTGCCAGTTACTTCTGTGCCGCCACCAGTATCACTAGGAGCAGCAGTAAACAAGCCAACATACCAAGCGGTTGGGCGGGTGACTGAATCTGTGTTGAACAGGTAGGTCAGCGCAAGATTTTCTGTGTAGTCTGTAAAAGATGACATTTATTACCCCAGTGATCGGGCGCGGACAATAGGAGTTGAAGAAACAGAAGCCCTTTGATCTGCTACTTCAATGTCGCCCAATGAGTTGGCATATAACTGCCCCCAAACGGCTACACGTTCATCGTCTTTCAGGTACGGTGTAGCTTCTAACAAAGCTCCGTACAAGTACAAGTCTGGGGCGTAAAGCAATAGCCAGTTGCTTGTGTTTGAATCACTCAGCGCAGGAATCTTAGCATAATACGTAAGCTCTGCGGAGTATGTTGTGTCTGGAGAAGGGATGAACTCTAGCTGGCTACCAGTGATGGTGTAGTACAGCGGTTGACCAGGAGCCATGAAGCTTGAGGCTTTGAGTTCGTCTCCTTGAGCCTCAGTTACAAACTTCAATCTGATAATGGGATTGGTGTTTAGCTGAAACTCTTTTGCTTGAAGCCAATCAGCAGGATATGCAAAGAAGGACGTTTCAATTTGTGCTTCCGCACGTTTGATCATTTGACGTAGACGCAGTTTACGGTTGAACTTTGCCTCAGCAAGAGCAATAAAGCCAGGAATCACTGATGTCAGGTCATCCCTGTTTAGGTAATCTGCTATGGTTGATTTCAACCCTGCGTATGTGTCAAGTGCCATTTTCTACATCCCTACACGCAATTGTGTGTTCATGCTTGAATTCAAACGAACCAATGTGGTGAACCTCTTTTGAGAGATCTTGGTCAATATATGTTTTTGTGCCGTTTTCAGCGGCTCTGCGACAAAACCAGACATCTTCACCCATGTAGTCTTGTGCGTTTGGAACCCAAGGGATAGCAAACCAAGGATATTCCATTGTCTTGTAGACCTCGGCTTTTACGAGCATTACGCCCATGCCGCAGTAATCTACATCAACCAATCCGGTTGAATGGTCCTCAGTATATACCCTCTGAATTGTTTTGGCATCCTCATCCTTACCATTTTTGCGAACAGCAATGGGTTCGGTGGGAAATCTACGCTTGGCATAGTTGGCGCAAACAATGCCAATGTCGTGCTTCAGTAAACGAATGATAGTGTCTTTAGGAAACCGCATATCACTGTCAAGCCACATCGTATGGGTACAACCAGCTTCAATGGCTGATTTAGCCAGATCCTGACGCTGTGCTGACAACAAAGTGCCAGAGCTTGTGTACAAAACTACCTTGTGGTGAGATGTGCCCACCGTAAATCCAACCAAACGTGCCAGATCGTAGGCAAATCCAGCGTTAACAAAGTCCCGTGTTGGGATTAAAACCCCAATGGTCTTACTGTCCATTAAACTTCTCCAGGTCGTGTGCGAAATGCTCGGTTGTCAGGGTCATTGAGCCATCGCTTCATATAAGCTTGGTCATCAAGTTTGCCTTCAGCTTTCATTTTATAAAAGAGCGCCATAGGAATGGATGCAACATGGTGCATATCACCCTTCCAGTTGGCTCTTTCATCAAATTGATTGAATTTCTGTTGGTTATCAGCAACAACGCCTGATACATCAATGATGGTTTCGATCACTGCTTCATCTGTAGCATCATCGTAATGCCACATTTTTTTTGTTCCCATAATGGGATCAAAGTCAAAAAGTTTAGATGTCATGGTCGTAAGAAGATAAAAAAAGGGTGGGTAATTAGCCCACCCCTTTTTGATTAAGCCTGAATCGTGCTATTCAGGTCATAAACAGCGCCGTGGGCTTTCTCGTTCTTCACCTTCAAGCCCCACTCGACCAACAGCATACGCTTCTCAGCGTCACCTGTTTTGGCGAGTTCGACTGTCTGGAAAGGACGCAGGAAAGCAACGCTTGCGTATTCTGGATCAACCACGAACACATCACGCTCACGCTGGAAGCGGTTAGCAACAATGCTCACGTTACCGAAATCGGAAACGTAAATGTCGGCTGCACCGATGATGGTCGATGGCTTGGGACCAGTGACGTTGAAACGCTGACCAGCAATGCCAGCCATCTTAGACAGGTTCTGCTTGTTAACAGGACCAGCCATAACGATGGAAGGAGAACCGCCTTGTGTCCAGACCTTCTGGATAACGTCCTTCAGCAACACTTCGCTGAACGAACGCAAGTCGCCAGCAGTGGCATCTGTACGGTCATCAGTGGGAATGGTTGTGTAAGAAGGATCGCCACCGCCTGTACCTTCGTTGGTGTTGGTCTTCAAAAAGGCCAGCAGAGCACCAGTTGTACGTGCAGCCGAAGTGGAGCCAGCAGCAGCGGCTTGGTTAGCCAACATTGTGGCTTCCATGTCGCGTTTGATCTCAGCAGACTTCTTAGCCATTTGATAGCTCAGTTCGCTACGGCGACCAGCTTTGTCAACGGCTTCCAAAGTGCCAGCGATGATCACATCCTTACGGCTGATCTGGGTGTAGTTACCCAAACGAACTGTAGGAGTTGCGGCTGTGAAGGTAGTAACGTCATCACCTTCGATCTGGGCGTTAGTGGTAACGGCAGATGCGAGGTCGTCTGTTTGCCACTCAAAGAAAGTATTGGACACGTTCTCACGGCCAATGTTGCTCATGAATGGAGTCTCTTCTGGCGAGATCTGATAGATCACGTTGGAGAGGTCTTCCCGAATGCCCTTAGCGTCATATCGGGTGTAGGTGTTGGTAATTGCTGCCATGATAAATCCTCAGATGAACTTTTCAAAAAGGGATGCGGCATCTCTGACGCTTCCGGTCTGTGCAAGACGTTTTTTTGCGTTGTTAATATCACCAGACTTGGAACTCACGCTACCCACTGAACCTGGAGTTGCCATGCGTGGTGCTTTTTTAATCTTTGCTTGGAGTTCTGGACGCTTACTAACCATCTGGTCATACTTCCACGCCTTATGGAGTGCAAGCAATGCCCGTGAATCAGTAATGCCGTTCAGTTCCTGCTCGGAAAAGCCCATGCTCTGACCGTATTCCATCAAAGCTTTCCCTTCTGCTTTGGCCTTCTCTGGAGAACTCCACTCGGGAATTTTCTCTTTCAAAGCAACAACTTCTTGTGCCAAAACAGATTGGATCTGCTTATGTGCTTCAGCTTGTTGCATTTGTTGTAACCGCATCTGCTCTGCTTGAATCGCATACTTCTGTTGATTACGCCGCTGATGTGATGTCCATTGACGGGCATATTCAGTCGGGTCTTCAACTTCTAAACGGTTCCAATCAGGCTCTGGTGGCTCAAACTCCTGCAATTTTTGCTGTAATTGCCCCAATATCTGAGCATATTGCTCACGCTCACCACGTACTTGCTGAAACTCAGACTCCACAAATTTGCGCTCTTCTGCTAGTTTCTGCGTTTTCCGTGTGTAGTCAGCTTCACGTTGATAACCTCGGATCAACTCATCCTTCGGGACTTCGATTTCTTTGCCATCAACTTTGACGACAAATTTCTGTTCCTTACGGGGTTGCTCTTCGGCTTCTTCGTCTTCGCCTTCTACTTCTTCCGAGACTTCCTCTGCTTCATCTTGCGGCTCCGCAGATTCCACCTCTTCAGACTCAGATTCGGATTGCTCCTCCTCTGGTTGCACCTCTGCTCCAGTGTCAACACCCTCTTGGGTGTCTAGCATGGAAGCAAAGCTCTGTGCTGCTTGGTTTACTGTAATCGAACCGACTGCTTGTGCGTTATCGGACATATTTACCTCTTAAATGATTTCTGGATTTTTACGGGGACGACCACGAGTTCTCGCTAAAGCAACTTCTGCCATCTTTCCGGTATCCATAACAGAACGCAGCTTAGATCGCAGAATATCTACCGTGGTCAAAAGCAAATAAGCTTGCTCTCTAATCGGACCCTCCATTAACTTGGAGGCCCGAATCTCACGGTAACAATCATCCTCAATCTTCTTCAGCATTTCTACTAGAAGTTCGTCCTCTAGTAGAAGTTTTGCTCTGTCACCTCTTGCGAGGTTAATTTCTAAATCATCCATGTCACATCATAGGTTGGGGCTGTTGAGGCACTTGACTCATTGCAGCTTGTTGACGGATTAACTCTCGGTCTTTATTCATCGCAGCATTTATCTCTGCACTTTGAATTTGTACACCGTATTTCAATTCTAGCTCATATCTACGCAAGATACCATCTTGTTCAATACGATCACGTTCCCGGTCATCTGCCAACAATGCTTTTTCACGGTCCAACTGCAATTCGGCGGTTTTCTTTTGAATATCAGCTTGAATAGATTGAGCCTGAACCTGCGCCAGCATTTCCTCTGGAGTGGGCTTTGGCTCTGGAGGCTGGGGCATTTGGAAGTCAGCAGGTAACTGGTTAAAGTAATTCTGCGAATCCTTAATGCCAGCCAACTGAAGCATCTTGGTCAAAGTGTTGGTGTACTGTTGTACAGAAACAACAGGATTATTAGGTCCGGTTTCTTTAATCAGCATTTCCTGACGCATTGCCACTTGATTGAGAATATTGATTCGGTCTTCAATTGTTCCGTCACCAACACCCACATTCACGATGACATCCATATTGGCATCCCAAGAACGGGGGTCAATTGGCACAAAGGTGTTACGCAGCTTAATCATTCGGGCACGGTCTTGGTTTTCAATAACCAGCTTCAAAATGCCTGTAAACAGCTTACGCATACCCGTTTCAGCAAAGATCCGGGCAATCATCTCAATGTGCTGGTGAGCAGCGTTTACAGTGGCAGAAACAGCAGCTTTGGTGGTGCTTTGCAGTGCATCAGCATCTAGGCCAGCAGCAGCCTTGGAAATGCCTGTACGGGTCTGTTTGATGTCATCCAAGTAGTCCAGCATGGGGAATGCTGCTTGACCAACAAAAGGAGTGACAAAAGGCTGAACCATTCCTGGCGCTCTCATACGGATAACAGCACCGACTTCAGTGTTCAGCACATCTTCCATGTTGGCCTGACCCTCGACAATCGCTGTACGGGGGTGGATGGCTTGGGCCAAGGAGTCCAAAATGCCACGTTGGACATTGGACTTGATACGCTGAATGTCCATGACCACATCAGCAGGGCACATACCAAAGAAGGTGTGTGGCTCTGGATCTGGGCAGAAGTCAGCGAACTGTCGTTCAGCAACGATTTCGTTACGGATTACCTTGTTGCTTGTGCCGATGGTGCAGATACGGCGCAACTCTGCAATGCCGTCACCATCAAAGTCCACCTTCAGGTAGCCTTCAATGTACAGAACGCTCTTGCTTGATGGGTCACCGTTATTCGATGTGCTGATCACAGCAAACGGGTTACGAGCTTGATATTCTTGGTTGTTATCAAAGTCGTTGCCGTTACCTGATGCTTCGACCATCTCGTCATAGTCATAGCCCATAGCGACCAACTCGCTTACTGTCTTCATTGTGCGGTGACCAACAAAGATGGCCTCATCAATTGACTTGGCACGGCGGTCAATCAAGAACTCTTCTGGTGGCAATGACTCAATCTTGACTTTGCCTGACTTGATGCGGCGCTTGATCTCAACGTCATACATCATTGGAGGAGGAGTCATGATGCCTTGAGCCTCATTCATTGGCTCTGTTCCAGGCACTGGATACTCACGAACA